AGGTTTTTCTTTTACGTCTATTGTTGTAATTTCTAAAGTCATAAACCATTCTGCATCGGGTTGTAATTTTACATAATCACCATCGCCTTGTAATTCGTATAATTCAAAGTTAAGTTTTTGTATGGATATAGGGTTAAATAAATTTGTTGCTCTGTTAAATCCTTTCCATTGTTTATCGTGCATTTTATGATTAGAATTACCGTCAAATTGTCTTTCTAACGCCATACGATTTAGTATTAATCCTTTACGTTCATCGAGTATTTGTGCAGGTTTTGGTATATCTTCACATATGATGTCTACGTATTTTGCACCGTTACCTGTACCACCACTTGATGTACCTACTTGTGTTAAATAGAAATCAACTACTTTTAAACCACACACTTTACTCATATCAGATATATGAGTGTTAGAGGTTAAGTTAAAGTCGACAGAAAATGTATTATTTGTACCCGTGACATAATTTGAATCTATTGATACGTATTGTATTTTTTTAGGTAACTCCTGGAGTGAAACCATCTTGTATTTAGTATATAAAAAAATAAAACTAAATATAAACAGTGATATGTTTAATTTTTATTCGAGTATATGTCAATTATTTAAAACAAAAAGTAATAATTCTTTACGTAGTCATCCTTCTATATGTTCATTAACACAATCACATTTACCTTCTGCAAATAAAGATTATTACGATATGATGTTATCACCATCAAGTTCTATTAGTGATTTTTTAGCTATTAACGAAATTGGTGAAATGGTTATAGTAGAGTATCCTAAATTTGATAAATCTTTTATACATTATCGTCCTAAGTCGAAAAAATATAAAAAAGAAAATTATTATTAAACGAATAAAATGGATTACATGCATCTACATACCGACGATTATAAACTCGCTTTCTGTCAAGCGACAAATGAACTTTGTGAAGATGTTCAAAGAATCATCTGGAACATGTCACAGAAATACGAAACGCATAATCTTGTGTGTCCGGGAGCTCCAGAACGAATCACTAGAAAAAATTCACATCTTCCAACTGAAAGACTCGAAACACTGGTTAGAAAATGGAGAGAAAAGTGGGGAGAACCCGATAGTTTTTAAACACTAATAAAGGAATAATTCTTTATAATAAGTAAAATGAAATATACATCGCAACCACGTACATTATTATGTTTATCACCCCAAAATCGTCGTAAAGTTATAAAGTGTATTGATAAAGAAAACCACATACGTCCTCCAGTCCATGAAGAATTAAGGGAAGAAATATCAACACCTCTACACGATTCCCAGTTAAAAACCTCAAAACAATGGTTTAATAGTGAAAAAGAAAACCAAATTGTTTCTAATAATGAACTATACGAGCGTATGAAATTACTCGCTATTGAAGAATTTAATCAAGAAGATTTTATACGTAAAGAGTACGATTCGTATTCACTTATTCTTTATAAAACACTTGTCACAGAAGTAAATTTACAGAGACGTGAATTGAAATATATTTCTCTTTTTGGTGATAAATGGAGATCTACGGATGAAGATTTTATGATTAAGCAACGTATAGATACATCTTTGGGTAGAATTGAAAGATTTTCAAAAAGAGAACGTTATTTCAAGAAAAAGTATTTTCAAGATTCGAATTATTTAATTAAGGGTATAGATATAATGTAATGTAATTTATAGTAATGTTAAGTATAATAAATCCTGGTAGCAAAACACTCAGAATATCGTGTCCTACAAAAAGAAAAGAGGGAATAATCGAGTATGAAAATATAAAATCTAAAATAAAAAAATCAACTTTAAAATACGGTACCGCAGTTTCTACGTATCATTTTATTTTTCATACACCCATAGACGGTATATCTGCGAGTTTAGGGACTATTGCTTCTTATATTTACGTAGATTCACTTTCATCGTATGTTGATAATATAGAAAAATCGTTTGGTTTGAATAAAAGGTTATTTGTACCAACGTGTCTTGCATTATTTGAGTCTATATGGAATTCACACGATTTACCTTTTGATTTCAATATGGGTGCAACACTTTTTGGTTTTTTAGTGTATAAAATGGCTTTTTATCAGATTTTAGCAGAAGAAATTTTATCGAATAACGAAGACCTAAGTCGACTAGATGAAATGTAAAAATTCAATTAAATAAAAACAAAAAATAATATTTTATAATGTCTCTTTATTATCAGCTTTTGAAAAAACACACTAAACTCGAAGAAGTTAAAGATATGAACGATGTCTTTTCAAATATTTTGAGTGGTCGTGAACTTGAAATGGAAATTTGGGGACTTAAACCGAATGAAGATTTTCCATGGGAATCTGAAGATTCTAAACATAATTACCTTGGTTTTATTGGTTTAAGTAAAATGGGAGTTCGTGATGATATTCGAACTGTTGAGTTTTATCACGAAAATAAAGGATGTGAAGAAGTAATGCTTCCATTTCTTGAAATACTTTCATCCAAATTGAATTTGGATGATAAGGAAGTTAATATTCACGCTAAACGTGTTATAATTGTTCCTCGTAACATTTCAAACAATGATAGGGATTTATGGACTCAATATTTACAGAAATATTTTACAAATATTGAATCTGGTGAACGTTTTATTGATAAACATAATATTAAAATGAGAAATGTTGGTAACTGGGGGGAACTTCTCTATACCATGCCAAAAACTGACATGGATGAATAAAATAAATAGTATACACATTCAATCAATTAATCTTACTTAAACAAAAAACACTATGTTGTTATATACACAATGAATAATCTTACACACGAACTTTTAAAAAACTCTACCACACTTGTTAAACTTACCCATTTAAATAGTTTATGCACTAAATTAGTTAATAAAACGTCTGACGTTTACGGTCTTCGCGCTGAATTTGGATACCCGGAACATCTCATACCTTCTAACAATAAAAGGTTTCTCGCGTATATAGGTATTTCTAGGAAAAAACTCGAAACGTCTTATGGACAAGCCCATTTTATTACTTTTTTTCACGAACCTAAACACCAATTTTATAGATCTTCGGTCGGTGTTTTAGAACACATGTATAATATTTATATGGAACAACAAAAAGATGAACTTATCGAAGACGGATTTAGAGAAGGTGAAAACTTTTCTGTTGAATTATTTCCCGGAAAAATTGAATACAAAGATGTTGTTTATTGGAAATATGTATTCCAAGATGATTGGGACGTGTGTGATAAAATTTCCATGGATGATCTTATCGATGATTATGAATTAAAAAAATATATTGATTGGAATTTACTTTATAACATTTTACCCGAAAATATTGACGATGTTAACGAAATGGACGAATCTTTAGACGGTGACTTAGAATCTGAAGAGGAGGACATTATTGATAGCGATGAAGAAGAAACGGATGACGAAATTGAAGAAGGTGAAATTTTGAGTGATTCCGAAACCTAAGTAGAAAAATAATACAATTAAAATTAAATAATAAATGCGACCAAACTGTCCCTACGAGAACTGTTATTGCAGAGCTGGTAAGAACGGATTCTGTTTAAAACATAAGGAAATCGGAGAAGCTATTCAAGCACTACTTTTATTGAAAAAAAGTAAATAATAAATGTCTACTACAAAAGATAAACATCCCGAACTTTATACTTTTTTGGGTCATTATACGAAAATTTGTAACGAACTTTTGTATTATAAATCAAAGTGTATAGAATTGGAAAAAGAAAAGTTCGATAAATTGAAAAAAGAAAATAATAGTATACATGTTCGAAAACGCGTGACTAAAGTTGTTAAGCAATGGGCTATAGATACGAGATCTAAAGAACTTGGTTTAAAGGGAATTACTACATGGAGACAGTTGGCGTTAAACGACCCCTGTGTTTCTAACGAATACGAATTTTATAAAAGTTATCTCGAAGAATTTAATAATAGACTCTTAAAAAAATAAATATAGATTGTAATAATGTCTACTACTACTACTACTAATACTAATGCACTTCATAAAATCATGACACTTATAGATAATCATTCAGAGGAAATACCCGAAGGTGATTATTTAGATATGTGTAATACACTAAGAGACGTATTTAGAAATGGGGAAGCTGTACCTCGTAGAAATCGCACATTACCATCTAGTTTACGTATTAACCCGATGGATATTATTTTTGAACGGTGTATGGTTCTCGTTAGAAAACGTAAAGAATATAAAAAACTTATTAATATTACAAAACCGCGTGTTAGGATAACTTCCCGCGTTAGGCGAGAAGCTATTCACGCATATTGTAGTGCTTTAGAATTACCACTTTGTAATACTATCGAGGAGTTAAATGTATTGGGACATAACCCACGAGGTGATTTTTTTAAAGAATATTTAAATTTAACCAATATTCATAGATTACGCCAAAGGGAAGTGTACATACAACAACTCGATGAATACGAACATGAAATTATTCAAATTCACAATTTTAACAACTCAGTTTATGGTTTAATAGACGATTTTTACAGTGTTAATGTAGACGGTGTTCCTCCACTTAGATAAAAATAAAAAAAATAAACCTAAGTCCAAATAAGAATTAATAAAAAATAATATATTAAAAATGGACGAACTTACCAATTTAATGCGTTTGATTGATTTGAATTCTACAGTAATACCGGAAGGAAATTACCTTGAAATGTGTAATTCAATTAAAAAAGTACACGAGTCTGTATCTCGTTCAAATTCAAATGACGATTCAGAAACAGGTGAAGATGAGGAATTTATACTACGACAAGTCATGAGCGACGATACAAGACCACCTATACCATTTTCACCTATACGAACGGAAAGGGGGAATAGATATAGATATTACGAAAATGATGACGATGAATTACAAAATGCTGACGCGGACGCACCTTCGAATCAAAGTGATGACCAGGACGATGATGACGATGTTCTCATGGCCGATGTTGACGAGTCGAACGATATCGTTAGCATGTTATTACCGGAAATACAGGTTCCGAGAGAAATGTTGAACGATGAAGGGTTTATGCGAGATATGAGAAGACTTCAAATAGCTTCACGCCCGTATGACGAGGCTGAAATCCGAAGGTTGGATGCTCGTATTAGTGAAACACAAAGACTTATTCGTAATACTAAACCGAGACAAAGAATTACAGCAAATCTTCGAACTATGGCAGTTAAAAAGCGCGCGAGTGACCTTGGTATTCGTTTATCGAGATATACCATTGGAAATCTTTTGGATAAGGGGCACAATGTAGGCAATGAAAGGGAATTTTACAAAGCCTACCTTGATGAGTATAATAACGAGATTGAACATAAACTGAAAGATTTGAACGACGATTTAATTGAATTGATTCGAGATAAAAATTCCCTTTTGGAAGATATGAACACCGTTTTTTAGACTAATTTTTATTTAAATGTAATTTTACACCATTTTTCATTCATATTACCTAACGGCGAATATTCAAAAAGTAAATGTATCAACGCACCCGATAGTATCAAAACACCAGTACCTTTGTATACAAATTTCGTTATTCCCATAAAAATCAATTGTAACATTAGACCTATGATAAGTGCTTCGAAAAGAACAGATGTTACTGGTCTGATATTCATTTTATATATAGTTTTATTTTTATTTTCAGGGGAATGTATGTAAATAAATTATCTCATTCTATATAAAATGATAAC